TCAAGTTCTTCGGTATCAAATCCAACATCGAGATCACATCATTCGCAGACATCCCCACGATCGGCAACGGTCTTGGTGGATCGTCTGCTTTTACCTGTGCTCTGGTTAAAGCGCTGTCTGCTTATTGTGGATACGAGTACCTCAATCCGTACGGTATCGCAAAGACTGCATGTCATATCGAGATCGACCTGTGTGGTTGGAAGATCGGTATGCAGGATCAGTTCGCATCTGCATTCGGTGGCATGAACTATATTCAGTATGCCAATGAGCTTGGCCATGGCCGAGTAGACGTGAAGCGTCTTGACTCAAATTCAATCGAGAACTACATGATCTTGATTCCTACAAACGTAGAGCATCATGCAGCTAAGATCCTTGACAATATCAACTTCGAAGCAAAGACGTTTATCATTCGTCAAATGGCTGATATGGCAAATATGCAAGGGACTCAGCAAGTAAATATCAATACGTACGGCCAGTTGCTTGATTCTGCGTGGCTTCTGAAAAAGCAGATGAGTGAAGAGATCTCCAGCAGTGATATAGATATTATGTACGATCGCTGCAAAGAAGCCTGGGCGTATGGTGCTAAACTGCTTGGTGCAGGAGGCGGTGGTTATATGCTGGCACTCACAGATTCTAAGAGTGCAATCCGCCAAGAATTTTCAGATCGTACCTGCCTTGACGTAGGAATCTCACACGAAGGAGCTAAAGTTGTCTATAGAGACTGATATTATATTCGATCACCTTGGCTTAATTAATATTGGCTTTGCAAGTATCGACCATGAAATGTTTAGGCGAGCAGCCGAATGCATTCTTAGGGCAATTGAACAAGGTAAAACCATATATACTGCAGGCAATGGTGCATCTGCGGCGATTGCTCAACACTGGGCATGTGACTATACCAAGGGTTGTTCAGATCTAGAATCAGGATTCAAACCAAGGGTCGTCTCGTTGTCTGCTAACATCCCTCTGATGACGGCGATCTCAAATGATATTTCTTATGACGAAGTATATAGTTACCAACTCGAACGTCTTGCCGATCATGGCGATGTCTTTATCAGCATTAGTAGCTCTGGCAATTCCCCATCGGTGGTACGAGCGTGTGAAGTTGCTATTGATAAAGGCCTGGACGTCATTGCGTTGACTGGCTTCACCGGTGGCAGAACCCGCGATCTTGCACACTATTCCCTCCATGTTGATATCAATGAGTATGAAGCGACCGAAGATGTCCATCAGGCTATCATGCACATGATTGCAAAATACATTCGCGCAAAATAGTTGTGTACAAATTATGAAAACTATAGTAAGATGATAATATCAACACTGCTAAGGAATAACACACATGGCTATCAAGCTCAAAGCTAAACCAAAACCTAAGTCGCGTGCAGTCATCAAATCGATTGATGATAAGAGCTATGGCTCTGAACCGTTGGTTATTGCTACTGAGGACAGTGGCAAGTATCGTGATGCTCTCAATTGGTACAACTATATGTTCGATCACGACCGTGCTCGTGAATGGCTCCTAGAATACATGAAAGTCAGCAGGTTCGAACGTGCACAGATTGCAGCCGTTCGTCGCTGTCCTAAGCATAGCATCACTCCTACCATCGGTTGGCAGGCACGTATCATGATGAACGGCAATGTTCTTACCGAATCATCCACGGCCTTCTTCAATGAGCGTCTTAATGGCGTCATTGAGATGGGCAAAGAACTTCAGGACGAGTCGGCCATGGCCGCCCCTGACAAGCCAGTCATCGACATCCAGGCACGTATCCGTTTCCGTGCAAACAGCCTTATCACTATGGTCGAAGAAGAGATCGACGGTGTTATGAACGGTGGTACCTTCGACATCTATAGCTTCCTTCAAAAGCATGAGGTTACTCCTCAGGTTGCTGGTTACATCCGTGACTACTATCTTCCTATGAAGGAAGAACTAGGACTTGATGACGAACAGGTCAAGGAAGCCTATGGCAAAAAACTTAAGTTCTGGAACACTTTTTATTGTACTCTTATTGCAGACTGTGATAGATTCATAAATAATAAGAAGGCAGTCAAGATCCGCAAGCCACGTGAGAAGAAAGTCAAGTCGGCTGTAGATGTTGTCAAGGCTCTCAAGTATCAGAAGGAAGAACCTTCACTGAAGATCGTGTCGGTCCATCCGACCGAGATTGTAGGATGTAACCAACTATGGGTGTACAACACGAAGTACAAGAAGTTGACTCAGTATATTTCTATGAGTCCAAACGGTTTGCAGGTCAAAGGGACTACGCTCATTGGATACGACCCAGAGACCAGTATCTCCAAGTCCCTTCGGAAACCAGAAGTCACAACAGCAGAACTCTTGAAAGCTGGCAAGGTTGCTATCAGGTCTTTCATGGCGGATCTTAAGACAACTCCATCCTCACCGAATGGTCGCATCAACGAACAGACCATCCTACTAAGGGCGATTAAGTGACGGACAATGTAATCCAATTCCCTAAAGCTAAACTAAACACACCACCTCAGTCACTTGAGGAGATGGTTGCCGACATCGATCGCCTAAGGCGTGATACCGCAGATGAGATTGCTGGTAATATGATACCACAGATCATCGGTCTCTTCATGGCCAACGGCATCGATGTCGATCAACATGAGTACATCAAAGATGTCTCAATGATTGTGGAGTCTTCTAAGTCTCTGCTATATAAATACTACAATATCGAACATCCCTTCCATGAGATGATCGAGTCTGTATTTGAGTTTAATTATAATGATGATGACACGGTAGCATATTCCTATTCGCTGCCAACTGAAACGGAGGAAGAGTGAGAGCTCTTTAATTTGATATGATTATTGTTGACCTATCCCAAGTAATGATTTCTAATTTGATGATGCAGTTGGGTAACCACACCAACACTGAGGTTGAAGAAGATCTTCTTCGCCATATGATCCTTAACTCTATTCGTTCCTATAACCAGAAGTTCAAGGACGAGTACGGTGAGATGATTATCGCCTGCGACGACCGTGCATTCTGGCGTCGCGATATCTTCCCATACTACAAAGCCAACCGCAAGAAGTCACGTGAGAAGTCAGAACTCAACTGGACTCAGATCTTTGATGCACTGCACAAGATCCGTGACGAACTCAAGGCATTCTTCCCGTACCGTGTCATCCAGGTGGATGCAGCCGAGGCCGATGACATCATCGGTTCACTCGTCATGAAGTACGGTGATACTAACGAGAAGATCCTCATCTTATCCGGTGATAAGGACTTCGTCCAGCTTCAGCGTTACAACAATGTCAAGCAGTACGATCCTGTCCAGAAGAAGTTCCGTACCACCAACGATCCTGATCGGTTCATCAAGGAACACATCATGCGTGGTGACACGGGTGACGGCATCCCTAACTTCCTGTCGACTGACAACTGCCTAGTTGTAGGTGAACGTCAGAAACCGGTTGCCAGCAAGAAGCTGGACGTTTGGGTGCATCTCAAACCAGAAGAATTTTGTGACGATCGTATGCTACGTGGATACCGTCGCAATCAACAGCTTGTAGACCTGTCCTTCATCCCTCAGAATATCCAGGAAAACGTCCTGACTGAGTACGAGGCACAGGCTGGCAAGGATCGCAAAAACCTGTTCAACTACTTCATTGAGAAGAAGCTGAAGAACCTAATCGAAAGCATTAACGAGTTTTAATATGGCAACACTAGCTATTTCAGAGATCATCGAAAACGCAGGCAAGCTTGCAACTCCTGAGGAGAAGGCACAGTACCTGCGCAACTACGATAACGAGACCCTACGTTACATCCTAGAACTTGCATTCTATCCGGGTGTCAAGTGGGAACTACCAGAAGGTGCTCCTCCATATAAACCTACTTCCTATCTGGATCAGGAAGGCCGTCTGTATCAGGAATCGCGTACTCTGTCTATGTACCTGTTGGGCAACAACCCTGAGCTTGGTAAGGTCAAGCGTGAGATGTTGTTCATCGGTCTTCTAGAGAGTCTGTATCCAAAGGATGCACAACTCTTGATTGCTGTCAAGGATCGCAAAGTCACAGGCATCGATGCAGAGGTTGTTAACCTTGCATTCCCAGGATTGATCCCAGGATGAGCAAGTCAGTTAAACGCAATAATAAGTATTATGGCGAAGAACTATACGAGTCTTACGATGCACAAGAACACCGTGAGCATCTCAAAGAAAAAAGACTGCGTGCTGCATTGACATCCAAAAATTGGAATATCCTGCAGCGAATAACTGAAGAAGAATATTAATGCCGTTATACGAATTTGTGAATACAGAGACCGGAGAGAAGTGGGATGACTACATGTCCTATGAGTCATACAAGGCATATCTTGCTGAGAACCCACACATCAATCCGGTCTATAGTATCTCGATCATCGGCAACTCTGGTGATCGAATCAAAACGGATAGTGGATTTAATGATGTATTGGGCAGGATTGCCCAGGCGAATCCCCACTCTCCATTAGCCCAGACACACGGCGATAAGGGTGTCAAGGCATCTAAAACACGTGAGGTCGTTAATAAACATAAAAGCAAGGGATAACTTGTGGAACATAGCCAGCCTCGTTTAACAAAGAGAGAAAAAAGAATCGCCAGACAGAATGGTGATGCACCTGAAGGACTGTCATTCAAGACACAGAACTTCAATCTTAAACATATCAACCCTCTCACAGAGAATCAACGCCTTGCGTTTGATGCATTTGATGACGGAAAACATCTGATGCTACACGGTATGGCTGGCACCGGTAAAACATTCATTGCCCTTTATAAGGCAATTGAAGCAATGATGGAAAATACTGGTGTACAAAAAAAGATTTACATTGTAAGATCAGTAGTACCAACACGTGATATGGGCTTCCTTCCGGGCAACCAGAAGGAGAAGATGAAGGTATACGAGGCACCTTACTATTCCATCTGTACCGAACTGTTTGATCGGTCCGATGCATACGAGGTGTTAAAGCAGAAGAATGGGATTGAGTTCATCTCGACCTCGTTCGTTCGTGGTATCACCATGAACAACTGCTATGTGATTGTGGATGAGGTCAACAATATGACCTTCCATGAACTAGACTCGGTTATCACACGTATTGGTAAGGGTTGTAGAGTAATATTCTGTGGTGACTTCCGTCAGTCAGATCTTACGAAGGACCAAGAACGCAACGGGCTGAAGGACTTCATGAGAGTCATCGGTAAGTTGAATGACTTTGTACATGTTGACTTCCTCGAACAGGATATTGTTCGATCAAAGCTAGTGAAGGAATATATCATTGCGCGCCAAAAACTCGGTCTCCAACCCTAAAACGTTTTCATGGTTTCCGGACGAATTCGAACACTTCTCTCGTGAGGAGATCGATGGAGTCCGGCACTATGTGACGCCTAATGGAAGCTATCCATCGGTAACGACCGTCCTCGGCAAGATGCTGGACAAGTCAGGTCTTGATGAATGGCGGAAACGGGTAGGTGACGAAGAAGCTGACCGTGTCAGTCGACTGGCTGCCACGCGAGGTACTAACATCCACAATATGTGTGAGAACTATGTTCGGGGAGAGGACGTGGATGTTAGTATGCCTTTCAACGCATACATGTTCAATCAGGTGAAGAAGGTTCTAGATGAACACGTCGACGATATCGTAGGATGCGAGTTGACATTGGCAT